TTGCAACAGTGTGCGTGACTGTGTTCGCGCTCGGCAATCACTCGGAAAAAGTGCGATTACGAGCAGGCGCGTGCGGCCCTGTTGATTGACCCAGCTAACTTTCCAGTGCCGACCGTGCATGACATTTGGCCTATACCCACAGGCGCGGATCATGGTCAGCGCCTCGTCGAGCAGTTCGGTTTCCCGCTTTATCGCCAGCACCGTACCTTGTGTGGGCACATCCTGCAGTGCCACTCCTCAGGATCGTCATACGCGCGTGGAAGCAATTCGCCGGCGCGAGTCGCCTCGATGATGTTGACAGCGCGATCGCTCCACAACTGCGCGCGCTCAGCATTGAATGGCACGAGAAAGTGCAACCACTCACAAGTGTCGGCGTTCGTGATGGTAAATAGCGCGGGATTGGTGATGTCGAGATACGCCTGGTAGAGCGACACTTGCGCTAGATACTGTGGGTATTTCTTTTCGAGTCCGTCGCGCTCCACCTCGCACCAGCCTCTGGCATTGAGAGCCTTGTGCTCCCAGATCGCGGGATAGATCAGGTAGGCGCCCGGCAGATCGGGGCCATGGATGATGATGCCGTCGGCGTGTCCGCGTAGTGCCCCACCGGCGGCAGAGAAAGCCAGGAGTTCGGGTGGCGCAAACCTGAAACCAGCCGCGATGAGACGCTGGCGTGTGCGCTCTTCAAAGTAGTGTCCACGATCGAAAATCGCGCGCGTCCTGGCCGCGAGCTCCGACTTACACCACCAATCATATTGAATGCGGCGGGTGCATTCGTGCCCGACGATCGATGCGCCCAAATAAGGACGCGGAAGCTCCGCGGCCGCTGCCGCAGCGCGCTCGATCGCCTCGTTGACGGCGACATTGATTGGCTCGATCGATAAGTTGGCGCGGTTGAGATTAAGCATGTTACGCGGCCATCTTTGGAGCGTAATGGATGACCGGAGTCAGGGTTTTCAGGTGACGGAATTCGACATTCCCCCAGAGATACCAAGCGCTGTTCTCCTTCGGCTGCATGCGGGGATTTGCCGGATGCTCGAACCATTTGACGCGCCGAGTGAGCACCAGCTTCGCGACAAACTGTTCGCACCCACCAAACAGATGTATGCGTGTCTTTGCCGAATCGAAGTCGGCTGGCAGTAACAGCGCTAGGAACCCGTTCCCCATTCGGAGGATTCCACATTCAATGAAGCGCTCCGCCCATTTTCCGCGTGGCCCAAAAGGGGGATTAGTGATGATGCCGGCAAACTCTCGGGCCATGAAACGGTCCGACGTAAAATCAAAGATGCCCGTGAAGCCTGGATACCCGTAATCGACAACGTCAGTGCTGAAGACTCTGGCCCCGGCATCGATTAACGCATCTGACATCCGACCATCGCCACAGGCGCATTCCCATACATCCTTGCTGCGAATGTTGATGAGCTTGCTGAGCAACTCCGTTACCCACGATGGGGTCGGATAAAAATCACGTTCAACTCTCGCGTAACTGGTCTCGTGTTTACCCATGACCGAAACTCACTCGTCAGAGACCGACCTCGTCGTTGAATTCGTCGGGTGTCATCAACGGGCCGCCCGCGGCGGCATTGGCCTGTCGCGCAATCACGTCGGCGCTCGATTTGCGGGTGATGCCTTTGTCGCTCAGATCACGCGCAGTCATCGCCTTGCGGATCAACGGCATGGCCTTGAGCAGGAATTCGATGACGGCATCGCGTGGCCATTGTGCGAGCGGCTTCGACCAGTCGACGATCTCGGCGCAGGCATCGGCCAGGTCCGGCAAGATTGCCGCCACCGCGCCACCGTCCCACGGCTCGGGATCGAGCATGGTCAAACGGATGAGCTGTTCAGAGTCGAGCTGTTCTGCAGCTGCCTGTTGAGCGCGCTTGTTGATCCAGGCGAACAACATTGCGGTGAGAATCCAGCCCCATTCGACATCACTAAGTCGTCCGACTGGTGTGCCGGGTGGAATGGGGGCGTCCATCTGGACAACCCCACGTGCAGCAGTAATGGCAGCGGCGGTGGCATCCCGCTGCCACTGGTCTTCGAGCGCGGACAGGGAGATCTGCCTGATGCGGAATTTTTTTCTCACGATGCCCATCCCGGTCGCTCGATGGGCGGTGCAGAGCTAGAGGGCGCAGCCGCTGATGGAGAGCCACCACCATTGAATGGGGGCGGCTGCTCGACCGGGTGCCATTCCTTCCGGTCGGGCGTGATCACTCCCGCTAGGACGTTTTTGTCTGGCCAGTTTCCACTTCCATCGTTCCTTGCGTTGCCCCTCTCGATGCCGATCCTGGCAATGAAGGTCATACCCTCAAACTGTTTGACGCTCACCGTGCGGGCAGCGCGCGCTTGCGGACTTACATCATCGGGCTTGAGCCCAAGCGCGGAGTCGAGGATCGCCTTGAGCGTGCCGCGATTGATGCCGATGGATTTGGCATGTCCGGAGGTCGTGCCCTCAAGAATCCAGTTCTCCCAGAATTTGCGACCTTTGAACGGCCCATCAGTGACGGCGAATTCGCAGTCCAACATCTCACAGCTGCCGTCCTTGCTGCGCTTGAGCATGCCGTCCTCGCCGGCATTGCCGGCGCGGATATGCAGGACGACCGTGGCGATCGTGCCATGAGGGATCAACTCGAACTGGGGTGGTGGAGCGTCGCTGTAGTCAAAAGGCATGACTGCCTCCTCTATGTTCGAGCAGACTGCTCGGGTGAGACGATTGCGAAAGGCTTGCGTTGACCCGGACTGGTAAGCTTTTCGATCAGCGCGCCAAGGTTTGGCGACTCAAGCTGATCGAGGCGCCCAGAACGATCCTTAGCTGGATAACCCCAGGGATTCGGAGAGGTCGCAACGAACCCGCGCACGGGATTGCGTTCGCCGAAGTCAATCCAGGTCATGGTAACGATTTCATCGACGATCGCCGGCAGCTCGCGTCCAGTTTTCCCACCCTCGATCTGTGGCTGCCACGTCGCGATGTTGAAGTCATCGACTTTCTTTTCGAGCACCGCCACGAAAACGACGTTGCGTCCGCGAGCGTGCTGAAGCTGATTCAACCAGGCCACCATGCTTCTGCCGTGCGTTCCGTAAATCGCGCGCAGGTCTTTGCGACCGCGATCCGTGATTGCCTCCGGTTGTTGTTCCGCGCACGTGAAGCAAAGCCGCGCAGCGGCGGTTAAGCTATCGACAAAGAGGGTTTGATAGGATGCGAGATGTGCGAGCTCAGCGTTCTGCATCACCTGATTGAAATGCGCCTCGCTGTAGCAAGCAGTCGCTGGCAACGCTGGATTGAAGCCGCCGAGCGCACACGCCAGGTCGCGACACTCCTTCCACCGTCGCGGCCGCACGCTCGCGACTGAAAGGTCAGCTATAGCGATGTCGCCAGCCTCGATATCGACCAATAATGTTGTCGCGAGCATTTCTCGACTCAGCGTGCGCAACAGGCTGGTTTTGCCGACCCCGCTTGGCCCCACAATTAGAATTTTCGCGCCACTCTTTTCAGCGAGCCGCTGATCCGCAGTGATGATTTTCATGGCGCTCTTCGTTTTGCGCGAGGACAGCGCGGGCGTACGAGTCGGGCTCGAGCCCATTCGGGACGGTTTTGTTTTGGATATTGCCGAGCGCCAATTCGAGCTCACCGATGCGCTTGGCATCGCCCTTGGCGCGCTCCGCTATCATCACGATTCTGGCCGCAAGTTCGAGCGTGGTCACTACCAGCAACGGTCTGCGATCGGCACGAAGAGCGAGAAAGTCGCGCCCGTCGAGCCAGTCGTAGAGACGGGTGAATCCATGCCCGCGAACCTTCGCTTCACCACGCAGATCGCAACCGAGCGCGGGCATGGAGATGTCACCCCCGAAGCGCCCACGCATGCTGCCACTTAATGGCACGCGTTCGGCTGCCAGCCCGCGCTCCTGGAGTACGCGGACGATGGCGCGCTCCGCACGAGCGCCCTTGTCACGTGATGCGCGGCCGCCGGAGCTCATGTTGTTGCCTCGGCACGGACCCGCCTTTGTGATCGACGAGGTATGCTAGCTTTAACGAGTGCCTTCATGATCTTTTCGGCCGCACCGGCGACGTCAACTGTCGGCGGTAACTGCCGTTGGCCATGCCTAGGCAGCGGATGACGTATCTCATTGGTCCTGCGCTCCATCACCAAGCAGAATGCCAACTAACAAACTGCCTTTATCGAGATGGGCGCTCAGCCAAAGGTTTGTTCGTCGCATGGCCATCACGTTGCTGCGGCGCGCTTCGCGGCAACGTCGCGCTCGTAGGACTCGATTGCTTGGAGATCCCAGTAGCGATAGCGCCCGATGTAGACAGGTCGTGGAAAAGTGGCGTCGCGCTTCATCAGGCGATCGATCCACATATCGGACCTGCCGCCGTATCTGACGCGCAACTGAGTCGAGGTCAGGAATTGCTTGTTTGGGTTTGGCTTGCCCGGCACGTT